AGGTGAACCCATATTTTTTGATGTTACTTCTATAATATGTTTAGCGGCGTTGACAAAAGGACCTTCTACTTTTTCGCCTCTCAATAATTCTGCTATACGATTAGTTAAATCTCTTTCAAACTTTAGACCTTTATTTTCTTTTGAACCACCTGCTGGTTGTCCACCAAACTCTTCTGACTTTTCTACTTTAGACAAAGGTATCTGAACTGTACGAGGATTACCAGCATAAGTGCCGACAATCTCTACTGAACTAGAACGTGCGTTACCTTTCATTGCAAGTATTTTATTTGCAAGGTCTTGTGTGTATGTTTTATTTTTGAACTGATTAGAAACCACATACTTCTCACCGTTCAGAACAATAGCAGTTGCCATCATCAGTCCGTTATCTGTCATAAAGTTAGGAGAGTTACCGCCAACTTCGAAAATCTTATCGACAAGAAGTTCGGCACGATACTCTTTACTTTCTCTAGTGATTTCATTTATACTAAGATTTGCCACTTAGAATATGTCCTTCTTCCAACATTCTTTCGCAAGTTTTGCTTGTAACCTGTATGCTTCTTTCTCCCACGGCAGGTCATAATAACTTGTATTAGGTAACACAGTACCACCTTTCCAACGTGCTACTGCAACACCATTCCAATCATCCATCTCATTACGAACATACTGTTTTACATGAACCATCTCATGGCACAGTGTCATAACGAAATCTTTTATTGTCAAATCTTTAGAAACCTCTATTAGATAGTCTCTACGATTATCTTGCATCATACAATAACCTACTGCGTCATCGCCATGTAACTTTTTCAGTTTCACTTCGATTTCGATATTACGCAGACGAGGCATCAATTTTTTTATCATATAATACACGACATTCTCAGCAACTTGGCGCTGAGTTTTATTGCCACCTGTCACTTCAACTATATGCATTTCAACCTCTCTTTTCTTCATTATGCTTAACTTTACCATAAAAAATAGTACCTGTCAAGCACTTTTATTAAAAAAAAGTAACTTTTTTACTTTGCGATACAAGTATTTATGATTATTTCCAATGGGGGACATCACTTCCGTGTAGGAAGTGAGGTATTTGCCAGTCACCAAACCCACTTCCCTTGTTTAGAGATGCGACAGTTTGTTTAGACTTGTCTTTATTTCGGTAAAGATATATTGTGTCGTTGTACTTTTTGTCTAAGGCAGTCCATAGGTTCTTCGAACCATCGAACACTAACTTAAATCTTAAACGCCGAGAAGTCTTTGTATTTTTTCTCACTACGGTTCTCCTTCAGTTTATCAAATCCACCATCTTCTACTACTTCGACTTTTTCTGGTGCTTTCTGCTTTATGTTCTCAACAAGTTCTTGTTGTGCAGAATCCTCAACATCGTAAAGTTGCATCTTCGCTCTGTCAATACCAAGTACAAATCTTTTATACTTCGTAGGATCGTTGTAACGATTTTTCAACTGCTTCACTAGTATCTGATTATGTTGTTCTAGTTCTTCATTTGAAATCAGAGCAAACATGAAATCACATGTTGCTGGTAGACCAAAACTTTCTGAGGTATCTTCTAGACCTATATCGGTACTATTGAAACCTTGTCTTGTAGTTTGTGTAGCAGAGATGATAGGTACGTTATGCTCAACTGCAAGACCTCTCAATTCTTCTGCGATGGATTTTACTAAAGTGTAGGAGTTTATATTACTTCCTGCTCTAAATCTTTGTGATGTACATATGTTTAGATAGTCAATAAAGATAGCATCTGGTTTGAAACTTTTCTTTAGTGCTAGTTCATTTAACAGTGCATCAAAGTGACCACGATGTGCAGTTGCAGTCGGATATTCTTTGACTACTAACTTACCATGTGTCTCTCTTTGTAGTTGTGATAGTTTTTTATCGAACATAGACTTTGGTAGTTCTTCAAGTGTCTGTATGTCCATGTTTAGAAGATTAGCATCTATACGTTCTGCGATACGTTCTTCTGCCATCTCTAAAGTAATATACAATACGTTCTTACCATGCATCAAATAAGTTGCACCAAGATGACACATGAATAATGACTTACCAACACCTGTACCTGCTAGTGCTACGTTCAATGTCTTTCTAGGTAGACCACCTTTTGTAATCAAGTCGAGATACTTGAGATTGAAAGGTATCTTATCTTCGATTGTATGATAGAATTCAAATCTCTCATCTGAATTTTCAAAATAGTCGTGACCGACATTAGGATCAAATGACACTGCTAGAGCATCAGATAATATTGTAGGTAGAGCATCAGGACTTTGCTTTTTGTTCTTACCTTCTATTATCTGAATGCCCTCTGCAATGGCATTGTAGATTGCTTTATCTTGACAAAACTTTTCAGTAGTGTCTGTCAACCAAGAGAAGTCTGCACTCTCGGTGTTTAGTGTATTGAGTATTTCTACTGCTTGTTTAAACTCTGGTTCAGGTATGTTATGCTTTTCATTTAAGTCAATAACAACTGCTTCTGAACTAGGAAGTTTGTTATACTTTGAGACATAAGATGAAATAGTATCGTACAATAATTTTTCTGAATTGTCGTGAAAATATTCAGACTTCAGAAACGGCATCACTTTTCTAACATATTCTTCGTTGTTTAATAAGTTAGATAATATTGTACGTTCAATCCGTGCCGTTTGCATATACCATTTCGCCTTTCTCTAATTTCTCTTCAATCTGTTCTACGATAATGTCACCAACCATACTTGTAAAGTCTTTTTCTATGGTGACATTTCTTTTGTTCTCTAATATTTGATGCTTGAAACGCATGTGTCGAGTACCATCTTCATTTGGTTCGCTAAACTGTATGCGACCAACTTGATAGATTACGTCTTTGTATTTACCTTCAAGTATCTTTGTAGCGAGTATGTCGTGACCTCTTGCTACGAAACTATACTTCACCGCCATAACTAAACTTCTCCTTTGCGTACTCATCAATCTTTTGCATCACTTCGTCTGTGAAATATTGTTCAGGAGAATGCATAATCTCTTTACCATATCTCTTCGAACCATCTGCAACTTCGATACGAGTTGCTACTTTCTTAAATATACCTGCTTCTTCAGCAAGTTCAATAAGACCATAATATCTGTTTAGACCACCTTTGTAACGCAATGATACATCTACAAGAGAGTTTTCTTTAGTTAATCTAGACTTGTTTAGTTTGCAGTGAATGATATTACCTATAACGTCTGTACCGTCTTTTTCTTTTCTCTTAGATAAGAATACGATAGTAGAAGCGGCATACTGAAGACCTGACCCGCCACCCATAACTTTCTGTGGGAACATCGTACCCATTTGGTCATAAGTGTGGTTCGTTACAATCATAGGAACTTTTGCTTTACCTAACTTCAACGTCAATACTCTGAATGCCGCCTTAGTCAGTTGCGCCCTAGTCATGTCTCTTGTCTCTTTACCATCTGCAGTATCTTCAATCTCTTTAGTTGTTGACAACATACCAAGACTGTCGAGTACAAACATTAAAGGTTTACGTTCTTCTTCTTTTTGTTCAATGTACTTGTCAAGAATACGAATACCTTCTGTTCTAAATTCTTGAATGGTAGTGACCGGCATCATAACAATACGTTTAGTATCAATGCCACGTTCTTCTATCATATCTTTTGTTAAAGCACTTTCTGTTTCAAAATAAACAACACCTGCATCAGGATTGTTATCTAAAAAGTGCTTTACTAAACCGAGAGCAAAGAAGGTCTTTCCAGTTGCGGACTCACCAGCAATCGCCGTGATTTTGTTTGATGGTAGACCACCATAGATACTACCGCTTAATAGTGCATTGAAAGCATAAGAACCAGTGTCGATGTACCCTTGTACATCACCTGCTTCGACACCATCATCAACGATGCTGGCGTAGTCGTTCTTACTATCTTTGACTATATCTTTTAGAAAGTCATTCATTACTATACCTCATTTGTTTATCATAATATATCACAAACATTTACGTTTGTCACGGTAAATGTTTATCTTCATACGGTGAAAGAACTGGATCAATGTATGTCTTAATCATATCAAGTTGGTCGTGATATTTCGCCATATGTTCTAGTTCTAGTTCAATCGTTTCAATGATATCAGAGTGTTCTCCGATACCTACTGTTTGGTTCATATAGACCATCACATTTGCTCTGTGCTTTGCGATATGACCTTCAGCATGTTTGCGTACTGCGTCTAGCAGATTTTTTGCTTGTTCATTATTTTTGACTTCTGCCATATATGTCTCCTTATCCGAAAAAGTCTTCAAGCGATGCGACTTTTTCTAGTTGCCACCCTATACTCTGAGAAATAAAACTCAAAGGGTCTAAAAATGCTTTCTCAAATTGCATTTCGTAATCTATGTATCTATGCAAATCGAACTCTGTTGGTAGAGTAGACAAGAAAGAAATAATATTTTCACCTATAGGATTAGGCATCTTCAAGTGAACAAATTTAATCTTCTCGCCATCTTTTATTTGAGGATATCTCTTCGATATCTTCTTGTTCTTTACAGTCTGATTATACATCAACGCACCACGAACATGCATAGGTGTGCCTTTTGTATATACTCTTAAATCAGACTTGTACTTCTCAACACCATTCACAGAACGAGGGAAAGCAATCTCTTCTGGTGGTAGTTTGAAAAATTCTTCTCTAGTCTTGTCTACGAACTTAATCAAGTCATCTTGAGTACCATTCACAATCGTACTAATAGCATCTTTCAGCATTTTACGAACTGGTGCAGGTGTACTAGACTTGACAACTTCTAGACCCATAATCTTTAGTTTAGGTTCTGCATACTGAACACCTTCAGAGTTATGCACGTTGAGTACATATCTTTTCTTTGCAGTCCAGATACCTCTGTCAGCGATAACTTCTCGCTTCATAAACATCTTCTGGTCGTATGCATTCATATAAGTAGCAAGGTCTTGATAGCACTTATCAATAAAAGGTTCAATCTTCTCTGTACCCACTCGGTCAAGAAACTTAACAATCTTAGGCGTGAGTGTCTTACTCTGGTCTTTTGATAAAGGTTCTCCTTCATTATACACTTTGTATACCAACTTACTAAGATTGATGTATACTGAATCCGTATCTGACGCAATAACATAGTTAGTCTCTTCATCGTTGTCTTTCATCAACTTTCTAAAATACTTATTGAGTGCTTTCTCAATCCATCGAATAGACAGTTGACCAGATAGTGTAATACCTTCTGCTTGTCTAATATCGAAATATCTAAAATACTGATTACCTAAAGCACCATAAGCAGAGTTTAGTGCAATCTTCTTCGCCATCTGAATGTTATTGTAACGAGAGATAAAATTCTGTAGTTCAGGATTCTTTGTAATCTGATATTCTTGTTCTGCTTCAAGCATCTTCTTTTTGTAGAATGTTCTAGTCTCGTAAATTTCTTCCATCATCTTTGGTAGAAAACCTTGAACTTCTTTTTTAAAACATTGACCATTCGCCGCCATAGTAAGATTACTCGACTGTAAATGAGTAGTATCTATTTGTTGGTCGAGAAGTTTATCTACAGTGACATCTAGTTTATCATTCACAATCGTATCAGGTGAGATATTGTATTGCATGATTAAGTGTGGATATAGACTGTTCAAGTCAAAAGACATAACCCAATCATGTTGACCAACGATAGGGTCTTTCACATAAGCACCAGCATAAGCAGTATCTTTGTTATGAAACGACTTAGGTGGTATGACAATATTTCTTCTACGCAAGTAATTATAGATAAGCATATCCCAACATCTAACTTGTGAAAATACATCTTCATAGTTTACACGAAAGTCATACGCCATTGTAATCTGCAACTCAATCAGACCAAGTTTGTCTTCTAGTTGTGATACTAGTTCAACGTCACGAATGTTATAGTCTACGAACTTAGTCCAGTCTTGTGTATAGAAGTCTTTGAAGTTCTCATATTCAGAGTGGTCAAGTTTTTCAGAACCAAGTTCTACATTTGCAATGTGAGCAAGTGCAAAACTTTCATAACCGATACCACGATACTTTCTGAATAGTTCTAGATAGTCGATACCAGCGATACCAAAGATATCATAGTAGACTTGTTCACGACCAGCGACAGTCATCTTACCACCTTTGACAATCTTCCAAGGTGATATACGTCTGACTTCTTCTTCGCCTAGTATTCTTTCTACACGATTTACAAGATAAGGTATATCAAAGAAACGTGTGTTCCAACCAGTGATGACATCAGGTTTGAATTCATTTAACCACTTAATCCAATCACGCAACATATCTGCTTCATTCTCAAAATAGCGATACTCAACTTGAGTGTTCTTACCTGTGTAAGGTCTTGTACCCCATGTGATTAAGTTCTTTGTTAAACTATCTTGAATAGTGATAAGTAAGATACCTTCATTAGCAGTTTGAATATTAGGG